TAGAAGCATTACTGCAATATAGAAGTAGCTATGATGACAAGAAAAAGATATGGTCACAAAGACCAGTCCACGATTGGACATCACACGCTAGCGATGCATTTAGGTACTTGTGTGTAACAGATGTTGTGTTTACAGGCAATGATAGTGTCTGGGGAAGGGAACTCCCTAAGACTGATTTGAGTTGGATAGTATAGGAGAAGTATATGCCAATGAATCCCAAGTGGTTAGAAAATAGAATATTAGAGATGGCACAAGACATCAAAGACCTTAAAGAAATAATGAAGGCAGTTAGTAGTAGTCCGCCACCAGCTAAAGAAACAAAATACCCGATAAACAAAGGTAAATAACATATGGCAAAAATGACAAAGAGGGAGCTATCTGCTCACTTAGAGCAGGAAATAAGTGCTGCTCTAGGATACAAAGATGGCAAACTTACAGAGCAACGCTCAGATGCGTTAGACCGATACTATGGAAAGAAGTATGGTAACGAGCAAGAAGGCCGTTCTCAAATTGTCACAAGAGATGTAGCAGATGTAATCGAATGGATTATGCCTAGCCTTATGAAGATATTTACTTCAGGCGATAAGGTAGTACAGTTTGAACCACAAGGTCCAGAAGATGTTGAGATGGCAAAGCAGTCTACAGACTATGTAAACTATGTCATTATGAGACAGAACCCTGGCTTTTCTACTATATACCAATGGTTCAAGGATGCACTGCTACAAAAGAATGGAGTTGTCAAACATTACTGGGATGACAGCACTGAGACTTTAAAAGAAGAGTACAAGAATTTAACAGAAGAAGAGTTTATGGCTCTTCTGATGGATGACAATGTAGATGTAAAAGAACACACACAAAACGGTGGCGAAGAAGATGAGATGTCTTTACAGCCAGAGCAAGTAACACACGATGTTGTTGTAAATAGAACATATACTGATGGGCAGGTAAGAATAGAACCTGTACCACCAGAAGAATTTTTAATTGACAAGTATGCCAAGACAATTGATACCGCAAGGTTTGTTGCCCACAGAGTCAAAAGAACTAAATCAGAGTTAATACAACAAGGCTATCCAAAGTCTAAGATTGAAAATGTATTTAATAATGATGAAGCCAACTACAAAGCTGAAAGACTTTCTAGATTCTCTCACGAACAAGACAACTCACCAGAAGGTGATATTGATGATGGAATCTGGGTTACAGAGTGCTATTTAAAAGTAGACTTTGACAACGATGGCATAGCAGAATTAAGAAAAGTAACGAAGGTTGGAGACGAACTGTTAGATAATGAGGCTGTGGATAGTGTTCCCTTCTCCTCCCTTACACCTATCCCAATGCCTCATAAGTTTTACGGTCTGAGTATTTATGACTTAATCTCCGACCTTCAACTCATTAAGACTACACTAATGCGTAACTTGTTAGACAATATGTATCTAACAAACAATGGGCGATACGAGGTAGTGGAAGGTCAAGCAAATTTAGATGACCTAATGACTTCTAGACCAGGTGGAATCGTAAGAGTACGAACACCAGGTGCGGTAAATCCTTTAGGAACACCGCAACTAGACCAGAACTCTTTTAATATGTTGGGTTATTTAGACAGCATTAGAGAAGAACGAACTGGAGTTAGCAAGAACTCAATGGGTCTATCTGATGGTGCATTAAAATCGCACCAAACTGCTACAGGCGTAGGTCAAGTAATGACCGCTGCACAGCAGAAAATAGAATTAATAGCCAGAATATTTGCTGAAACAGGTATGAAAGACCTAGCAAACTCTGTTTATATGTTAGTACAAAAGTTTGAAAAGCCAGAAAAAATTGTAAGGTTAAACAACAAGTGGACCACATTATATCCGCACGAGTGGAAAGAGAAAGTAGATTGTGTAGCACAGGTTGGTCTAGGCTTTGGCAATAAAGATATGAACCTAATGCATTTAGGTAGACTGTCACAAACAATACAAATGATTGCTGGACACCCTTCTGCTGGTATGTTACTCAAGCCTAAGAATGTATACAATTTAGTGGCTGAACAAATAAAAGCAATGGGTATGAAGAATGTAGATGACTTTATTACAGACCCAGGCGATCAGGATGTTCCTAAGAAACAAGGACCTAGCCCAGAGGAACAAGCAAAGCAGATGGAAGCACAGCTTAAAGCCGAAGAAATTAAAGTTAAATTACAAAAACTACAGCAAGAGTCTGCTATTAAGCAACAAGAAATGCAACTTGAAGCTGACATAGCTGCACAAGATTTACAGCTTAAAAGAGAAGAAGCACAAGTAGATATGCAGATTAAAGCACAAGAGTTAGAAATTAAGAAAGCAGAACTTGCACTTAAACAACAAGAGCTTGTACTTGAAAGAGACCAAGAGCGAGCAGTTAAGATAGGAAACTAGTATGGGGAAGAAGGGAGAAGAGATAGCAAGGGCAGACCAAGCTAAACAAATTTTAGAACACCCTCTATATGTAGAGGCTCTAGCCACAGTCAAGCAGGCATTAGTACAATACTTACTTGACACCAAAGTTGCCGAAGAAGTGGAAAGAGATAGATTGTACATAACAATCAAAGCACTAGATTTAGTTAATCAACACATAACTTCAGTGCTTGAAACAGGCAAACTTGCTGAAAGGGAGCAAGAAGATTTTTTAACACAGTAGAGGAGAGTAACTAATGGATTCTCAAGAGAACACCCAGGAAGTTGTAAGTGACAATAGAGCTCAAGCAGGAACAACTGCTGAAGCAGGTAATAAAATCCTAAGTATGTGGGACTCACAAGAGCAAACCGCAAACGAGGAAACCGAAGCCCCTGTTGACGAGGAAGTGGTAGAGGATACAGAGGAAGCTGAAGAGGTAGAAGAAGAAGCCCCTGAATCGGAAGAGGAAGGACAAGCTGAAGAAGAAACCGAAGAAGAGGTAGCCGAAGAAGAAGAGTATGATGTAGTAGCTGAAGAAGATTTGAAATACACTATTAAAGTGGATGGAGAAGAACTAGAAGTTGGTATTGATGAACTCAAGAACGGTTATCAAAGGCAAGCTGACTATACTCGTAAGTCTCAAGCATTAGCAGAGCAACGCAAAGAAACAGAGGCAATTCAATCTGAGCGTCAGCAGTTAGAGCAAGAGAGGCAAATGTACGCTAATGGCTTACAAATGTTGCAAGAACAACAAAGCAGTAAACTTCAAGAGTTTGACAATGTTGATTGGACATCTTTAAAAACAGAAGACCCATATCAATATATGCTTAAGAAAGATGAGTACCGAGATGCCCAGGAAAAAGTACAAAACGTAGCCCAACAGCAAGTTCTTATACAACAAGAACAAGCTGAAGAAGCACAAAAAGCTAGAGCACATTTTGTTCAACAAGAATACAATAGACTAGTTGAGGCTTTACCTGAGTGGAACGATCAGGAATCTACTATTAAAAAAGACGTGCAAGAGTACGCCAAATCAGTAGGTTTCTTGCCAGACGAGATTAACCAATTGGCTGACCACCGTAGTGTTTTAGTAATTAAAAAAGCTATGGAGTATGACAAGCTAACTAAAAAGGTAGCTCCAAAAAAGAAGGCAGTTAAGACAGTTCCTAAAGTACAGAAGTCTGGAAGAGGCAACTCTAAAGAAGATACAACTGCTGAAGCTATTAAGAAAAAGCGTGCAAGGTTACAGAAGTCAGGCAAGCAAGATGATGCCGCTTCTATTTTTTATGATATGCTTTAAGGAGATAGGTAATGCCTACACAATTCAAAACATATGATGCAACTGCAATCCGTGAGGATTTGTCAGATGTCATCTATGATATTTCACCAACGGATACTCCGTTCCTATCCAGTATTACTGGTAAAGGTTCAGTATCTAACACTCTATTTGAGTGGCAAACAGAAGCACTTGCTGCTGCTGTAATTAATAACTACCATGTTGAAGGAGCTGCTGCTGGTACAGCTGCAACTACTGCGACTGTTCGTGCAACTAACCAAACACAAATTTCTAAGAAAGTTGTTGAGGTTACTGGTACACACGAAACAGTTAACAACGCTGGTAAGAAGTCAGAAATGGCTCACCAACTAGCAAAGGCTTCTAAAGAGCTTAAGCGTGATATGGAAGGTTCACTACTAGCTGACAACGCTGCTGCTGCGGGTAACGCAACAACTGCTCGTGAGACTCGTGGTGCTGCTAACTGGATTACAACTAATGTTGTAGACGCTGGTACTACTAGTACACACGCTGCTATGACTGAAGCTGATGTTCTTTCGGCTGCTGAAGCAGTATGGACACAAGGCGGTGAAGCGTCTACTATCCTACTTGGTGCAACTAACAAGAAGTTAATCACAGCTATGAATGGTCGTGCTGATGCAATCCGCTCAGTAGCAGATAACAATATGACTATCCAAAACTCAGTTGATGTATATGTATCAGACTTTGGTACTTACAACATCACTATGGATAGATTCTGTGACCAAGACGTTGTATACTTCCTAGACCACGATATGTGGTCAGTTGACTACTTGCGTGATTTCCAAACTGTGGACATCGCTAAAGAAGGTGACTCAGAGAAGAAGATGCTTCTAGTTGAGTACGGTCTACGTTGTGGCAACGAAGCTGCTAACGCTAAGATTAGATACACTACAGGTTAATATAACCGACTACCACCCTAGGCAACTGGGGTGGTTTATTTTATGACAAGCCCAATCAATACAAAAATAATAGCAAATTTAGATGGAAGCCTTACAGTAGCTAGTCAGCAAAATGACAAGGTAGTTAAGAAACTAGCCGAGCTAAACACAAAGGATAAGTTCCATAACAGAAGTACACAATACAAAGGTGATTCAGTAATGTCTCACAAAGTAGCAAGCATACCCCTGATCGTAGTAGAACAAATGATGAGAGAAGGTATATGGGGCAATCAAGAAAGAATGAAAGTTTGGATGAACGACCCAGCTAACGCTATGTGGAGAACTACTAAAGGAAAAGTATAATGGCATTAAGTACATTTACAGAATTAAAAGATGCAATAGCAGACTGGTTAGATAGGTCAGACTTGACCGCAAGGATACCAGACTTTATTGCACTAGCAGAAGCTAGGATTAATAGGGAGCTACGCATACGCCCTATGGAAGTAAGAAGCATAATGTACACAACATCTGGACAAAAGTATTTTAATTTACCAGGTGGCTACATACAAATGCGTAACATACAATTAAACACAAATCCAACACAGCCTCTTGAGTATATAACTCCAGAAATGCTAGACAGATTATATGGTAGCAACACTACTGGCAAACCAAAGGCTTATACACTAATAGGTGATGAGATACAATTGTCACCAATACCAGATTCAGCTTATGAGCTTGAGATGGCTTTCTATGAAAAGTTTACGTCACTTGGAGATGGCACGTCAGGTACAGTCACAAGCAACTGGTTAACTAAGAATGCACCAGACATATTATTATATGGTGCTCTTATGGAAGCAGAGCCTTTTATTAAGAATGATGAAAGAGTAGCAGTGTGGCTAAACGGATATGGCAATGCTGTAGACAAATTACAAAAAGCAGACCAAAGAGATAGACACTCTGGCTCTGCAATGAGAGTAAGAAATATTTACTCTGGAGTTGAAGGCTAATGGCATCTAGCACTTGGTCAGCAGACTCATCAACTTGGTCAGGTAATTCCTATATATGGGATAACAGTACATACCAAGTAACAGCCAC